TCCAATCGTACACGCCCATTTTAAACTTTCGGGTTGAGAAAAATAGGTAGACGTATAAACAGAATGAAAATGTGATTGCACATACCCATCGTAACCAAGAGCCTGTGCAGACTTCACACAATCTTTATTAAGGTTATGTATAAAATAAAAAGAACCCCATTTAGATTTGATTAGTATATGTGGATGCCAGGTCCATCTTTTTTTATCTACCTCTAATACGTCAGCATAATCTTTTATCATTTGCTCTGGTAGCATATGTTGTTTTCTTCTACGGTAGAGAAGGGAACCATGATTAGAATGTAAGAACATCATATCGGGAACAATCTCCTGTAACTTATGTAAAAAATTTTTAGCTAAGTCTAACTCTTTTGTAGGTGCATCTAAGTCTGGATCGGGTGAATGAAAAGAAAAACTAGAACCATCTATCTCATCTCCCATACAAACCCATCTTGTAGGCTTATACTTTTTCTTACACGCTTTAATAAAAGCTAGTGCATCTCTATGCTGGTAGGGCGAATGAAGATCAGAGATACAAAATATTCTTTTGTTTATGTCCATTACTTTTTAAAAAATTTAGTAGCACCTTTAATTCCATAACTTGCAGATACAATTGCACCCCAAGTCCAAAAATACCAATCTGGAACGTTATCTTTTAATGCTAGAAAGCCAGACTCAACATAAACTTGAAGAGGTGGTATCCATATCATTATCATTGGAACACTCCACAATATTAAAATCCACTCGTCTTTCCACGAGTCTTTAGAACCTTTTATTGCTTCAATATCCCAATCCATTTCACCTTTAATTTGTTTTTCCATTAAAGATGTTTTAGCTTTTATTTCAGTAATTTTTTGTTCTGCTTTTGCTTTCTTAGTTTCTGTGTAACCTTTGACAGCATTACCAACAATATTTGCAACAGGTCCAAGTAACATATTTAACATTATATTTCCCTCAACTTTCTTGATATCTCTTCTACTCTATGCGGTACTTGACGATACCATTTTGAATTTTTTATTTCCTCGGATGCTAATTTTGTTTTACCATCTTTAATTAATTGAATAGTTTTTTTAAATTTACTAAACCCATTTTTGCCCAGGACAAAGACACACTCTATTCCACATTCCTTGGCCATAGGATGACAGTCACCTAACAATTCATCTGCCCCAGCTTTGGCTATAGAAAAATCTACTTCAAATAATTTCTGAACAAAGTCATAGGTGTACTCTTTATTGACATCTATCTTATCACTTGCTTTAACACGGTGGCCTATACCTATAGTATAAAATGGTTCTTTGACTGGACCATCGGCTGTGTTGTATTCTAATTGATAGGCTTTTAATCGTAAGCCTTCACTATTTGTAATCTCTTCTTTTAACCTGTCGTAGTCCATACAATATTCTTCCCATTAAGTTGTGTTTCATCAAAGCATCTAGTACGCATATATATACCTCGTTCTTCAAAATCTTGATGAAGTACACTAATCAATTGTTTCATTTTGAAATTGCACTCTGCCAAGGTTTCAAATTTCACAGGTATCCTAACATCAAAACAGAGATTTGTCGATTGTATGTTTGCAACGCACAAAATACCAGCAATAATATAGTTAATCATACTACCTCCAGGGTTGACCACATACCCAGCCAACTAAAGAATAACGTGTACCTTTTGTGACAGGTTGAACACGATGATATAAGTAACTAGGAAATATAATAGCACCACCTTGTGTAGTTTTATCTAATGTTTTTATTCTATCTTTGTCATTAGGATTACCTATTTCAAATTGAAAATTACCACCGTCATATTCTGCTGGATCATTTAATAAAATACTAAAACTAATCTTGCGTACTAATCCTTTTAAGTATCCTTCTTCAAAAGGTTTATCTAAATCATTATCCCTATGCCAATCATAGAAATCACCTTCACCGTAGCTAGTGAATTGTATGCACTCTATAACCGTAGTTTGTAAGTTCCACCGCAATTGGTCGTTTGCCTGTTGTAATTGTGTATACAAGATTTGACCTAAATGAAAGTCGTTCATCCAACTTATTTTTGATTTGCGTTGGTCCTGTTGATCCTTCCCCCAGGTCTTGCCCTCCAATAAATTCTTCTTCCCACTCTGGATTATCGTCTGGCAATCTGTTGCTTTCAAGAAGTTGTTGAAGTAACCATAATTTATAGGTGTTATCATCTGTCATCCATTTCTTCGCTTGTTCTTAATCAAAAAATCCCATCCACTTAGCAATTACACCAAGTACAATACCTATCATTACTAAAGCCTTTAAACCTCCAGAACCCATAGCTGAAAATTTTTGTAAGTTTTTAATTTCTCGTTGCATTGTTTCTTGGCTTTGCAACATATGCTTTACATCAGTCCGTAGTTCAGCAATTTCTTTTTCCCAATCAGCCATTACTTTAACTGACTCAAAGGGTTATCTAATGATAGCTTAATTCTTTTATCAATAGTTTCTTCTAGCTTTGTCATAGCTTCATTAATATCTTTGTCTAACTCATTCATGTCATCCTCAATTGATGTTAATGTTTCTTTTAAATCTTTACTATTATCTCTAGCATCTTGTTTTACTTGTTGCTCTACATCTTCAACAATAGACTCTATGCGTCTAACATCAGTTCTAAGATCATTCTTTAATTCATTAGCAACATCAGACACCAAAGATACTTCTTGTATAATCATAGACAACTCACCCTGGATCATGTCTACTTCTTGTTGAACTAACTCTAATCGTTTATCAAACTCTGAAAAGTCTGGTGATACATAAGATGATACAACTTCTTTTAGTTCTAAGTAATCGTCTATAAATTTATAAACTGTCCACCCACCACCAGCTAATGTTGATAGGGCAGTTAACACTAAAAAAATTTTACCGCCTTTAAATTTTATTCCGCCTGGTAATTCTAGTTCCGCCATTGACTCTCCACCATTTCGTTATGTAACCCATCACTACCAACAAACAAAAGATATTGGCCCATAAGGTTATAGTTAATTTCACCATCAGCTAGTACAGCATCATTAAAGAAACCTTGACGATCCTCTAATAGTTTTTGACTTTGAAAGAATGATTTACTATCAGCTAATACTTGCATAACAATTAATGTTTTTAATTGATTAGTAGCATCGTATCTTTTCTTATCATCCATTGACTTAACAATTTTCTTACCAGCCTTTTCTTTAGCTGACTCTTCCTTCTTTGGTTCTTCCTTGACCTCAACTTCTTCTACTTCTTCTTCCTCCACAACTTTCTCTGGTTCTTTTGTTTCTTCAACTTCTACTTCTGGCTCTGTCATTTCTTCTTCAATAGTTTCTTCTACTGTTGTTTCTATCTCAGCTTCAATCTCTGCTTCTATTTCTATTTCTATTTCGGCTACCTCTATTTCTATCTCTGGCATTTCCATCTCTATCATTTCAGCCATCTCTGTTTCTACAGTTTCATAAGTTACTTCTTCCATTTCTATAGGTTCCATAGTCATACCCTCATCAGTATCCACCATGTCATTACTGTCAAAAATATCTTCAACAATATTTATAATTTCTTCTGGTGCATCTATGTTAAGAGCAACAAACATTTCTACAGTAGTTATTTCTTGGCTAATAATGGTATTGATAACATTATATAACACATTGATTGATACATCATCGAACATGGGGCCTATAGCAAGATTAATATCTCTACCCCCAATCTCAATAATGACTGTCGTTAAACTACCAGCAAAATCAAATCCACCTTCATAAGATTGATAGCCACTTGCAGTACCACTAGCAGATAAAATATCAGTACCAGAAAAGACATTGGTGTTTCCATCCTTACCTGTAATATGCATATAGATAGAGTCACTAGCATCTTGCTTGTCTACTTTAATTGTATAATTAGTTTGACCTCCATTAGAAATATTAAGATCAGATATATCTACTGTCTGTATAAATGTAGTTCCCATATTAGGAACACCCATTGCTGATGTAGAGTTACCCGATCCAGTAATCATAGCACACTTGTCTGTACCTAATTGACCACAATTATTTCCAGAAGGCATACTAGCTGGGCCAGGCTCCCCCCCAGTCTTGGTCCATATCACCTTCTTTAGATGATACAACGTAGTCATTGTCACCGTCTAATAAATCACCAGAGTTTTCATTGGTAACTGTTGTAGTTGTAATGTCTTTGATTGTTTCTGTTGTAGTAAGAACACCATCTGGTTTATGCTCTACTGTTTCTGTTACTGTTTCAATAATAGTTTCTGTAACACCAGGAGTACATAAGCCAATAGTATCTGTTGTGCAGTCTACAGCTTTACTAGAAGAGGATAGGCATACCAATATACATAGCCATAGCCATAAATAAAAACTTCTCAAGGTCATGATTATCCTCCTTCCTTTTTACAATTTCATTTTCTTTTTCTTTTAGTAATCTAGCTTTGACTAAGCTACCCTCTGGCATAAGATGTACATTGTCTAACCATGCATCTCTTGCATCATTACCTATCTTAGATTCACCATCAACATTTAGAGGGGCGTAAGTACCAGCGTTCCATAATGCATCGAACACTCTTGGTTCACTTGCGAGGAGGGTAACTGCACCGATTTTCATCTGAAATTTGTATAACGTGGATGATAGAAGGATGAGTTCACAGGTCGAGTCTGTGACTGTGATACCCGAACTAATACCAAAGATTTGAGTTTGCACCGCACCCGCTACAGCAGTCTTACAAATATTAGAATTGTTGACAACAACAGAAGGGGAGTTAGCAGTACCAGGCGTTGAGGTCACTACCGTACTAGACACCGTGTTGGTATCCGCACCTAAAATTTTTGTAGAAAAAAATAAACTAAGAAATAAGATAAGTATAAACTTCATGCACCACAGCTTTCACATTCGTCATCACAAAAACAATTGTTTTCATCACCACCGCATACTGGGCATTTAGGATTTAGACTGCTGTGCATGGGGTCCCATCCGATCCAACCAGAGGTGAAGAAGCAAATGCTAGATATATGTGGGTATTACCACTTCCATTTTGATTTCCAGATGTGCTTCTTATTTTAAATCCATTGCTTAAAAAATCAACTGCATCAGAAGTTTGTTCAGCACCATTACTATTTGCTTGAAGCATTGCAATCTGACCATTATATGAACCTCTTTTATTATCATACATATCCCAACCACCTGTGCTTCCGCTAGACACTTTTATCATAACCCAAGAAGGTTTAAAGCCTGTATAAACAAAAGCACCATCTGCATTACCATTACCTGTGTAGCTACCAAATTTACTGTAGCCTTGTTTTTCTGTAAAACAATAAGCAACGTGATTACTATTATTTTCATTTACTGAGCCACTATCATTAACACTAAAAACACTGCTTGTTGGTGCTGTGTCATTAAATCTATC